CACTGGGTGTCTCATCCGTAAAGAGTCCCTTCGGGACTGTATCCATGATGACGAAGACGCGTTACAACACGCAGGACTGGTCGTCGTTTAAGGAGTTCATCCTTGAGCACGCGGCTGTTGATCTGCTGGAGAAGCGCATCGCTCAAATCAACATGGCGCAGTTCCTAGAAGAGAACCCGGGGGTTGTACCGCCGGGATTGAACTCAAACACTGAGTTCGAAATTCGTATCACCAAACCAACCAAGTGAGTTTTATATGTCAAACATAACGCTTTTTTCGTCCGCAAACGTACCTGCATTCGCTCGTAACAACGAACTGTCCGACACAGCCAAAGCCTTAACCGGCGGCAGTGTCTCCAACACCAAGCGCATCTCTATCAAAGGCGGCGTGTTCCGTCTGGTAGCTGGTGGCAAGGAAGTCGCCGCGATTGATGATCGCCATCTGGAAGTCATCATCGTCAAAGCTGCCCCCAAGGTCAGCCGTATCTTCTACAACGCATCCTACGATGCGGATAACATCACCGGCCCTGACTGCTGGAGCAATGATGGTGAGCGCCCTGATGCTTCCGCACAGAACAAGCAAGCAGTTACCTGCATGAGCTGCCCGAAGAACATCGCGGGTTCTGGCCAGAACAACAGCCGTGCTTGCCGTTACCAACAGCGTCTTGCTGTGGTGCTGGCCAACAACCCATCAGGGGATGTGATGCAGTTGACTTTGCCAGCCACTTCGGTGTTTGGTAGAGAAGAAGGTGATAAGCGTCCGTTACAAGCCTATGCACGCTACTTGGCGGTGCAGAACCCTCCTGTGAATCCTGAGCAGATCGTCACCGAGATGCGCTTCGATACTAAGGCAGAGTCCCCCAAGCTGCATTTCAAACCTGTACGCTGGTTGACTGACGACGAGTACGAGATTATCAAGGAGCAAGCTGAGAGTGCTGACGCACAACGTGCCGTGGTCATGACTGTGGCTCAGAGCGATGGTGTCAAGCCCAACGCTCCGAAGATGGTAATGTTTGCTAAACCTTCAGAAGAAGACGAAGTACCGGCCAAGCCTGCCGCAAAGAAAGCCAAGGCCGAGCCTGTTGCCGATGACGGCTCCGAACCTGAACTTCGCAAGGAAGCTGCCAAGGGTTCTGCCGTGCCTGCCAAGAAAGGCAAGCTGGCTGATCTGGTGTCCGATTGGGATGATGAATAACTAGGAGTTTCGGGGGGAAAGCGGATGCTGTGCCCGCAAGGGGAGCTAACGACAGTGCAGCGAGTACCCCCACCTAAACAACATGGCCATCATCTTTCCTTCCAACACCAAAGGCATGACCGCTGGCGCTATGCGTCAGATCAAGCAACAAGGATATACAACTGCTGCGGGTGGTTGGCATTCCTTAAACCGCGTGTACAACATGGCGATAGACGCTACCTTGTATTTGAAAGAAACCGAACCTCTGGGGAAATACATGTCCGTATTAGAAAAAACAAAAGACGATGCAGAAGCCATGACGGAGGCGCTTATAAAGAGCACCAACGCTATGGTTGACCAAGCAAAAGAAGCGCACAAGCAAATGCAAGACATCAACGGCAAGTTGCGTGATGGCGCTGAAAAACTCGGGCTTGCCATTGAGAAATTCAATAGGGTGGCAGGCAATACAAACTTTGCTGAGACCGCCAAGCAAGCAGAGTCTCTTGTCTCTAGTCTGGAGCGCCTTGCCGCACTAGAGGCCAGTGGGATGTTAGACAAGGTGATGAAAGCAATGGCAAAGTAATATGGCCTACTCACAAAAAACAATTGACGCAATCATGCGTGCCCAAAAGACTAAAGGCAATCAGCTTGGGCGCTGGGCAGTGCATCTCAACTTTTCAGTTGTGCGTATTGCCAAAGCACTGGGCGTGTCACGCCAGACTGTTTACAACTGGTTTGAAGGTGGTGAAATTTTTGTTGCCTACGAACATCGAGTTGAAACAATGCTTACTTTTTTAAAGAATTCCAAAACAGCAGATGAAGCATGGAGAAAAATATGTCAGCACTACAACCTCGCACTTTAAGTAACTCAGAGTTTATTAAGTACTTTGCAATGTATATGAATGACACACCAATGGGCGCACCATTGACGTGGCAGATGGAGTTGTTACGCCGCTTTGCAGCAGTCGCAACAGAACACGCATATCCTATACACGACGACACACAGCTCGACCTGTTCAAATAAACCCGAAGGACTCTCATGACCCCGCTTGAATTTCTAGCGGTTGTTTTGCCGTCCCCGGATAACGGGTTGTACTGTGCGGCAGAGCTAACTACAAAAAAGAAGGAGCACAATTTTGTTGAACATCTGGAGGAACTCCCTGCCACCATAACCAAATGGGGTGACAACAAAGACATCTACTTTGCGCTGTCTACATTCCAAAACAAAGGCAAGCGCACAGCAGAGAACGCAAGGTTCATTCGGTCGCTGTTCATTGACATGGATGGCTACGACACCAAAAAGGCAGCGGCCATGTCGCTCAATGAGTTCATGGTCAAGACTGGTCTGGACTTACTTGGCACACCATACATCGTGGACTCAGGCGGTGGCTTGCACTGTTACTGGCCGTTTACGAATGTCATAGCCGTTGAAGAATGGAAGCCTGTTGCTGAGAACTTAAAGCGCCTGTGCAAACAAGAAGGCTTGCGCATCGACATGACGGTGACCGCCGACTCTGCCCGAGTACTGCGTTTCCCCGGCACGTACAACAACAAGGCCAAGTACGCTAAACCGCGCCCAGTGCGCATACTAGCCGAGGGCGATACGTTTGATTTTGAAGACTTGGCCAACCACATTGAGAGCCAACTCAGATCATTACCCGCATTACCACGTCATCAACCCACGCTGGCTCTGCCCGGCCAACGCCCTGACGCAACGCATACGCCCACCACAGTTAAGTTGTTTGAGAACAGCATCACGCTATTCAAGAATATTTACAAGAAGACAAAGAACGGCGGGGGCTGTGAACAGCTTCGGCACTACGTTGAGAACGCAACCGAAGATGGTATGGAACCGCAGTGGCGTGGTTGGTTGAGCATTGCCCAGAAGTGCAACGATGGCGAGAAGGCGGCGATCTGGTTGTCTGACCTGCACCCATACCCACATGATCGTATGAACCAGAAGCTGGCTGAGATCAAAGGGCCATACCCGTGCATTAAGTTTGACTCAGAGAATCCGGGCGTTTGTGACGGGTGTCAGTATCGCGGCAAGATTACAAACCCGCTGGCACTTGGACGTGAGACCGCCGTGGTCACCACCGAAACTACGCTGGAGTTACCAGCAAGGGAAGGTGAAGTAACAAAAAAAGTAGTCCGCCCTGAACCACCCAAGGGTTATGCGTACGGTATTCGGGGCGGCGTATTCATGGAGAAGGAAGACACTGACGCTACTGGCAACGTAACCAAGCGCCAGATCATGTTGCTGCCCTACGACTTGTTTCCTGTGGATATTCTTAACAACAACGGCGAGCATCTCATACACATGCTGGCAGTGCGGGAGTACAGAACTGTGGACATTTCATTTGCGCAGAAAGCCGTGGTCAGCAAAGACGAGACCATCAAGGCGCTGGCGCAACAGAACATCATGGCCAGCTTTGGTTCTGGCAACGACAAAAACTTGTATGACTATGTGAGGGCTTGTGCAGAAAAAATGAGTAGTGAAAAGAAACCAATTGACGTGCCAGACTATTGCGGCTGGCAACCCGCTGATACATATGTATGGGGCGGAAAGATTTACTCTCCGAATAAAGAAGCCATCGAAGTGCCAATGCCCGGCCTTGAGAACATCACGATGAATTCCAAACCCACGGGAACGCTGGAAGATTGGCGCAAGTTCATCAACCTGCTCATCAGGAAGAAACTCTGGGATCACTTAGCCATCATCTTGATGGGCGCTGGCTCACCGCTGATGCGCTTTACAGGACTGCACGGACTGACTATTCACTGCGCGTCAACCGAGTCCGGTACTGGCAAGTCGCTGGCGCTGGATGGTGCGGCATCCATCTGGGGTCATCCCATCCACTACCGCACTGGTGCGGGTACATCCCCTGTGGCTATGCAACAACGCCTTGGCTTACTGCACAGCAACCCACTCATCACGGACGAGATCACCAGTAAGAACCGTGAGGACTTTGAGTGGTTCCCTGCCTTCTTGCTCAGTATGAGCGAGGGTCGCGGCAAAGAACGTATGGAGTCCGGCTCAAACAAGGAACG